CCTCTTAGGGGGCTTTATGCTGCGTTCAATGACCAATACCTTCATTGCGATACTTGTATTTATCACCCTTTTTTTACTTGGCTCACTGCCCCACGCCAACGCGGCGTCATGCCCAATTGGCGATACTCCTTCTCTTAAATGGCCTCTCGGCACTTCTTATATTGCCTCTGCTTGTGTCAATGGCTGTCGAGCGGTTGAGGGTTCAGCAGGTCAAAACACTTGGACTTGTAACACTTCAGCAGGTTATTGCACTGGCTATTTCACAACAACGGGTGATAGCTGCTCTGGCTCTGATAATACTGACGGCTCTTGTGATGCTAACGGTAACTGTACAGGCTCCGGCGGCACTGGTGGTGGTACTAATGGTAACGGTCTGGTCAATGTTCCTATGCTGCCTTATTCAGTTATTCAAGGCACGGATTTATCAAAGGCTTTTGAACATACAGTGAAATCTTTAAACAATCAGAATGAATACGTTAGAAGAGAAATTGAAAGTTTAAAGACTCAATCCATTAACAAACTACAAGGCATTTATAACTCAGTTACCGCTAATACTTCCGCTGTTAAAGCTTCTCAGCAGCACGTTACCGATACTCGAAACGAATCCGTTAAACAAACTCTTGAGTTTTATAAGCTTAATGAAAAAGCTCAAGAACTCATTATCACATCAGGCAATATCATCGGCTCTATCTCAAGCATGACAGGGGCTCTTTATAATACTTCTAATGGAATTTCGAGTGCCGTTCGTGACGTTCGAGAAGGTTTAAGACCGATTGAATTTGGAATGAATGACGTTAACCAAAAGCTTCAACTGGTTAACGAAAACCTCGCAGGTTTAAGTGAGGGTTTGTTCTATACCATGAATGACAACACAAACAAGATTGTCTCTGCTATTAACGCGAATGGTGGCGGCTCTGGTGGTGACACTGATTTATCCGGTGTTCAGTCTGGTATTGATTCCATCAAAACAGGCATTGATAACTTAAATGGTTTACTCAGTGGTAACGGATTGTCTAAGCCAGGCATTGGCTCTGGTGTCGATTTCGGGGAGCTTCCTCTCTATGGTGAGGATGCTATCACCAAACTCAATACGGAAATTACCGATTTACAGAAAGAATACTCAGAAAAGACAAAGGAGTTTAAAAAGCTCTTTTCCTTCGACATTACCAAGCTAGAAAGCGGCCAATACAAAGACCATTCTTTAACGTTTAAATTCGCTAACGGTGCCACGACTAAATTCACGTCTGGTGTCTTCCCTGCTTTGGTTGACAACGCCGCTTTGATTTCATCCGTCATCTTATTTTTGGCTGCTTTTGCAGGTATCAAGACCATCATGGGGGAGCGTGAGTAATGCAATTTTTATTAGATTTGCTTGGCGCAATTGCTAATGCAGGTGACGCGGTCACTGAATTTTTCAAGTCTATCCCTGATTACTTCGGTCAGCTCGTCGTTTGGGGCAATGCTTGGTATGTCAAACTCAAGTTTCTTTGGCTGATTTACTCTCTTGAGCTTGCCTATAAAACGGCGGAGTACCTTCTCAATGACATTGGCTTTAACGATATGTTAGCCAGTTTCTTTAATGCCCTACCGGATGAAATCCGTTATTACGCTTTCATTTTCAAAATCCCTCAAGCTATTGGGATTTACTTCAACTGTCTTGCTACTGCGTTTGTTTGGAAAATTACGAGGTTCTAACCATGGCTATTTTTATTCGGACGGGAGCCAACGGGTCGTACAAGTCTGCTTATGTGGCCTACTTTGTCATTTTAGAAGCATTGAAAGCAGGTCGCGTTGTTGTCACCAATATGCAGGGGTTTGAAACACTCGATGTTATCGAAAAGCGTTTTGATATTACGTTCCCCTCCACTACTCGCCTAATCCGTATCTTCAGCCGAGACAAGAATGGTATCGAGCTTTGGCAGCATTTCTTTTGTTGGTGCCCGATTGGTGCGCTCATCGTGATTGATGAGTGCCAAGATATTTTCTCTAAGAACATCGGCTTTCGTATGGAGAAGGTTTTCTATCGTCCGTTGTCCGATTTTCTCCCTATGTTGCCGCCTGACTATGAGAGCTTTTTTAATTCTCGCTATCTCCCTGCGGATATGTCCAAGCTGCAAGCTTGTGAGATGGACGACAGGGGGATAGCCGAATATGACGAAACAGGTCGAATCATTTATCCCTTATCTTTTAATGAGGGGTTCATGCGTCACCGCCATTACAACTGGGATATTCACTTGCTTTCGCCTGATTGGGGGCAAATTGATTCGGCTATCCGTGCTTGCGCGGAAGAATGCTATTTCCATAAAGGCCGTGACGCCTACTTTTTTGCTCGAAGAAAGCCCCTGATTTACCGTCACCCGAAAAACGTTGCCACATTGGTTATCCCAAAAGGAAAAGATCCCAACGTCTTTCCTCAAAAAATCCCTCTCGATGCTCACTTGCTCTACAAGTCCACATCAACAGGGCAAGCGAATCAATCAGGTGCAATCAATATGCTGCTAAAGAATCCCACCATCGTGGGGTCTTTGCTGCTTGGTATACTTTCAATTGGGGATTTT